TTTGAGAGCCATTGGAAGCCAATCATGAAGGAGTTGTCGGAATGGTGCCAGTCATCATCATCCCCGTCCTAAACAGGTATGACCTGCTTGACAGGTGCCTTCGGTCGATTGACTATCCGGTTGAAACTCTCATCATCATTGACAATGGTGGACAGTCCACGTTGCATGATTGGCCTTGGGTCATTGACCGTCGAATGGTCAAGAACTATCACGTCTGGTCTATGCCCACCAATCTTGGTGTTGCTCCATCATGGAACATCGGTATCAAAGCAACACCTCACGCTGACGGTTGGATCATTCTGAACTCTGATGCGTTCTTTGAGCCAGGTCAGTTAGAAGTTTTTTACAACGATTGCAAGCCTGATTCGGTGACATTGACTGAAGCTCAACCTGGTTGGTGTTGTGCATGGATTGGTTCTGAGGTTGTTGCCAAAGTTGGGTTGTTTTCGGAATGTTATGTTCCCGCCTATTTTGAGGATAACGATTTTCAGGAACGAGCTAAACGCCTCAATGTTGAGTTCTGGACTTCTGATGCTGGGGTCATTCATGACAACTCTTCTACTCTTTTATCTGCACCAGAACTACAGGAAAAGAATGCGAAAAGTTTTGCTGCCAATGGTGCGCTTCATGCGATGCGATGGCAGTCAGGTTTACCTGATGCAGGTCATTGGGATTTAACACGACGAAGGGAATTGGGATGGGACTAGAGGACTACAACCTTCTTCACGAAGGAGAAACAATTTATGTCATCGGGTCAGGCGCAACGCTTGACTATCTGTCACCAGATTTCTTTGACGACAAACTCAGCATCACAGTCAATTTCTCTGGGTCAGTTTTCGGGATGAAAAACTATTACTGCTTCAGCCATTATCACGGCGACGCAATCCAAGAAGCTCGACGTGATGAATCAATCGCAGTCTTCACCCCATTACGTGAACATGGAACCGATGCAGAGTTTCAAGGCTTCATGCCAAAGATCGTGACGTTCCATACCCGCACCGGCAGACCAGGTGTGTCGTTCAACCCACATGACAAGGATTGGCCTGTTGAGTATGACCAGTTGGTTATCGGGTCTTCAGGGATTCATGGGGCGATGCACCTTGCAGCGCACATGGGAGCCAAGTTCATTGTGCTGGTTGGGGCTGATTGTGGTTCGCTGGGTGGGCGTGACAGGGTTGATGGTTATGTTCCAGGTGAGTCGCATTGGGCTTTATATGAGCAACACCTTCGAGCGATGAAGCAACGGTTGTGGGATGTGTATTCCTGTCAGGTGTATTCGTTGAACCCGTTTGTGAACTATTCGCTTGAGGGTGTGCAGTATCGTGGTGCTGCGTCAATCAACTAGAATCGGAACACCATGACCATTACGAATGGATACGCAACCAGAAATCAAACGAAGGCAGCTCTCCGCATTGGTACGGCTGACACCATTGACGACGACCTGATTGATAACTGTGTTGGTGCAGCGTCACGCCTCATTGACGGATATTGCAACCGTCGCTTCTGGTCTGCTGGAACAGCAACCCGTGTGTATCAAGCAGAAGATTCCTTCTACTGTTCCATTGACGATATTGCTGGAACGGCTATCACGTTGAGAACTTCATCGTTTGCTGATGGCAACTTTGATGTGACATGGACTGCAACTGATTACCAGTTGGAACCGTTGAACGGAAACCTTGACGGGTTGACATGGAGTTACGACAAGATTCGTGCTATTGGCGATTACCTGTTCCCAACGGTGAACGCTAACTATGGTGAGCAGGCTTTGGTTCAGGTTACTGCTGTTTTCGGTTGGCCTGCAATCCCTGAGCCAGTAACTCAGGCAACGATCATTCAGGCTTCACGCATCTTCAAACGCTACGACTCGCCACTTGGGGTGGCTGGGTTTGGTGACTTGGGTGCGATTCGTGTATCTCGATACCTTGACCCTGATATGGCTCAGTTGGTTGAACCGTATCGTCGTATGCGGATTTACGCATGAGTTATTCAGTCACAGACATCAAGACTGGTCTCGCTAACGCTTTAGCAACTATTCCTGGTTTGCGGGCTTACGCCCAGCAACCGGACAATATCAATGCTCCGTTCGCTTGGCCTATGTTGGATTCAATCACCTATAACGGGGCGATGCGTGGTGGGTTGGTGACCCATATTTTCGTGGTGTCTGTTGTTGTGGGTAGGTCTGCGGAACGTACAGCTCAGACTGCTTTGGATGGGTTTCTGTCCTATGAGGGTACGACTTCTGTTCGTGCAGCGTTAGAGGCTGACAGGTCTTTGGGTGGGGTCGTATCAAATCTGTTGGTTGAGTCTGCCTCGAATATCTCCACGATGGATGGGAACGATGCGACTTACCTGATGGTTGACTTCCGTGTGGTGGTGTACGCTTAGTCTGTTGATTCGTCGTCCTGCTGGCGTGTATAGTTTCATTAGTTAATCTTCGAGTGCCGTGAGGCAGGAGTATCAAATATGGCAAAGCAAGTTCTCACAAACGTAGCGGTCACCTTCGGCACGGCGAACACGGACATCACCTCTTATGTCGCATCAGTAACGCTGAACCTGTCAAAGGCAGAAGTTGCTACAACTTCATTCGGTTCGTCTGGTGCAGTAACTCGTGTTGCCGGTCTTGCAGACAACTCCATCACTCTTGAGCTGCATCAGGATTACCCAACGATTGAGAAGTTGTTCTACGATGCTTGGAATGCTGGTACTTCAGTACCAATGACAGTCAAGCCAAACGGAACTGGTTCTGCTTCGTCTTCAAACCCACAGTACGCATTCAATGTTCTTCCTGTTTCTTGGACACCTGTTGCTGGTGCTGTAGGCGATCTTGCTACTGCCTCAGTAACGTACCCAATCGACGGTGCTGTAACTAAGACTGGTACCGGCGCATAACTTTTCTTTAACAACCCTTACCTGCGGAGGTAGATAATGAAGATAGCCCTTGAAGTTACATCGGCATTGGATCAGAAGACTCGTACAGTTATTGCTGCGTTTCCTGACTTCATCGCTTTTGAAAACAAGTTCAACCGAAGTGTTGCAAAGTTTGAAGCAGAACTAACGCTCACAGACTTGGCCTACATTGGTTGGCATTCTGAGCATCGTCAAAAGAAAACTGGTTTAGATTTTGATTCATGGATTAACGACATTGAATCACTAGCGATTGGTGACGCTGATCAAGCTGTGATCGTCCCTTTGGAGATCAGTCAGCCCATTGGATGATTGCATACCTATCTTCTGAGACAGGTATCGCACCATCGGTGTTGCTGGCAGAAACTCCTCGAATGCTATTTACAATGCTTGCTTATTTGCGTTGGAGAGCAATTCATCTGAACAAGTAGTCTGTTGATATGGCGCAAGCATTCGGCAGAGCAGGAGAAGTTTCAATTACTGGTGGCAACGATGCCATTGAAATTGTTGGTATCAATAAGTTTCTCCGTGATGCTTCTAGAGCGAATCAAAAGTTTGACGCTGAAGCTCGTATTGCTGCTGGAAAAGTTGCAGAAAACCTTTTAGCCAAGACTCAAACTGAGGCTGGTTCGGTGACTCGTAATCGCCAGGCTACCGAGGTGATGAAGGGGATGAAGGTTGGCAAAGATCGAATCCCTAAACTTTATTTAGCAAGCAAATCTAGTTTTGTTTCAAAGTCCAATCCGAACAGGAATCGTAAGCGTAAGGTGACCAGAGGTGATGTGTTCTTTGGTGCAGAGTTCGGTGGTGGCAAGTTCGGCAAGGGGGCGAAGACCTCTGCTGGCGCAAGGTCGGTAAATAAAAAGGGTGAGTCCCGTGATGGGTATCGCAAAGGTGGCGGGTACACCAGCCAGTTTCTTCGCCATCGTGGCAGGGCGGGATATTTCTTTTGGCCTACTGTCCGTAAAGAAAAAGAGAATATAGCCAGAGAATATCTGGACGCTATTGAGAAGGTGTTGAAGACCCTTGACGATAATGCTTGACTTAAGCTGAGTTTCCTGTACCCTTCTAGGAGGAGGGGTTATGGCAGTTCTGTTTAAGAATGTGAAGTCTATTTATCCGAAGCCGTTGGCTTCGTCGTGGGAGCAGCTCAAAGAGTTATTGTCGTTCCATGAGGAGAACTCAGTCAAGCAGGCTGGGGCGTTGTGGTCTCCGGTTGAGTATGACTCTGGCACTACCAGAGGTAACAATAATGTCAGGTTTGTTGAGGCGTTGGTTGTGGACATGGACGGTGAAGCCTTTGATGATGCTCGACTAGACGGTTTGGAATGGTTTGCCTATTCCACCTATTCGCATCGCTTGGATGATCCTCACTATCACCTGGTCTTGCCGTTAGCGGAGAAGGTGCCTGCTTCGTTGTGGCGGGTGGTGTGGTCTGAGTTGCATGACCGTATTGGTTTGGTTGGTGACCCTCAGACTAAAGACCCTGCTCGTATTTTCTATCTTCCTCAACACGCACCGGATCAGCCGTTTGAGTTCCATGAGGGTCATGGTGTGTTGTTGGATTCTTCGTTCAGGTTGGATGTTGAACCTGTCATCAATCCTGTGTCACCTCGCTCGAAGCAGGTGCGTCAATCTCGTCAGCGTCGTGCTGGTTCAGAGATAATGTCTGAGGCTTGGTGGAATGAGCCTGTAGATATTTCTCGTTGGGATGGCCTGTCGGGGAAGGCTTTATATTCTGCGATGCTTGATGAGTTTATTGCTTTGCGGAATGGGTTGTCTGTTATTGAGTAGAATCTTCGCATGGCTGGTGAGCGCACGTTTGTTGTTAAGTTTATTTCTGACATTCTCGGTGCCACCAAAGGCATCAAGAAAGTTGGGGATGATTTAGGAACCCTAGGTAAACAGGTTGATACTGGGTTCGGTCAAAAGTTTAAAAGCGTCATGCCATCGTTCAAACAGTTTGCGGTTGCCGGTACTGCTGCATTCGCAGCTGCTAGTGCTGGTGCCTATAAGGCAATCCAATCTGCCTCAGACTTGGCTGAATCACAGTCCAAGGTTGGGGTGGTCTTTGGTGATTCCGCAAAACTTGTAAATGATTTTGCTAAGACTTCTGCCACTTCGTTTGGTATAACGAAGCAGGCTGCTCTTGAGGCAACTGGTACTTATGGAAACTTATTCCAGGCGTTCGGTGTAGGCCAAGGTCAAGCAGCAACAATGAGTACAACGCTTGTTGCTTTGGCTGCTGACTTGGCTTCGTTTAACAACACAACTGTTGATGATGCGATTCTTGCTTTGCGTTCTGGTTTGTCTGGTGAAACTGAACCGTTGAAGAAATATGGTGTTGCGATTAACGATGTTCGGTTGAAGGAGGAGGCTCGCAACATGGGTCTTTATTCGGGGACTGGAGCGTTGAGCGTTACTGCTAAGACACAGGCTGCTTATGCTTTAATCCTTAAGGACTCGACGTTGGCTCAAGGTGACTTTGAACGCACGAGCGGTGGCTTGGCTAACCAGCAGAGAATCCTTAAAGCGCAACTATCGGATGTGACTGCACAGATTGGTTCAGTCATGATTCCAGCATTCTTAGGTGCTGTGTCCTTTATCAACGATTCGATGCTTCCAGCCTTCCGTGATTTTGGTTCAGCTTTAGAAGAAGGTGGTTTGGCAGGAGGGTTTGATTTCATCGCAACCAGATTTAAGGAATCAGCACCAAAAGTCATGGAGGCTTTAGGTTCAATGATTACTCAGGCAGTTGAATGGATTGCAACTTCTGGTCTGCCAATGCTTTATGCAGGAATTAACCAACTCGCTGATTCATTGACTGGTTGGATCGAGCCTCGAATCCCAATGTTTATCAGCAACCTGACTAAGTTCCTGATGGCGGGATATGACTGGATTTACACAAAAGGCTTGCCACAACTCCTAAGTGCTGTTCAGGCTTTGGGTGACACGCTTGCCAGTTTCGTTGGTAAAGCTGCACGTCAACTCCCAGCACAGTTGGTGACGATGTTGGGGACTATCGGTGCATGGGTATTATCTGAGGGTATTCCAGCGTTGCTTGCTATGGGTACCAGGCTTGCTGGTTCTTTGGTTAAGTGGACTGTGACGATTGGTGCGCAGTTGATCGCTGGTTTGGGTGGGGCTGTGGTGGCTTTGGTTGCTGCGGTGCCTGACATCTTTGCTGGCTTTGTTAAAGGTATTGCAAACATCGCAGTCAATACAGTCAAGGGTTTTGTTGGCAAGTTTGGTGAAATGAAAACAGCGTTAGCCAATGTTGCGGTGTCTGTAGTCAACACTCTTATCGATGTATTCAATAAGATTCCTTTGATCCCTAACATCCCGAAGATTACTTTGGACACCAAGAAACTTGGTACTCAGGTTGGTTTGACTGGTGCGCAACTTCAAACCGTTAACGAAAGATTTGATGACGTTAATGGCACTTTGAAGGTTGGTTCTGATGTGATGAACGATTTCAAAGAAGAGACTAAGAAGACTGAGACTGCTACTGGTGGTGCTTCTAAGACGATGAAGACTGCTAAAGAAAAGTTAGAGATGTATACGGATGCTTTGAAGAAAAGTACTTCAGCACAGAAGGGATTCTCGAAGGCTCAAAAGGATACGAAGTCTGCTCAGGATGATTTGGCTAAGGCCAATAGCGATGTCATCACAGCTCAGGCTGCTTTGGATAAGGCCGTGTCTGGGTTTGGTGCTGGTTCACCGGAAGCGATTAAAGCCCAGAAGGAATTGGATCAGGCTCAGCGTGGTGTTGAGCGGGCTGGTTACCGTATTGAGGAATCTTTGTTCGCTGTGGCTGATGCTGAGAAGGCTTTGGCTGAGGTTCGTAAAGACCCAGAATCTACTCCGCAGGCTATCCGTGAGGCTGAGATTGCTTTGGCTGAGGCGAAGTTGTCTTCGAAGGATGCTATTGATGAGCAGAAGGAAGCGACTGATGGTTTGATTGAATCGCAGTCGTATTTGAATGAGTTGGTTAATGGGGCGATTATAGGTTCTGAGTTTTACACGAAGTTCTCTGAGGAGTTGACTGAGGCTCAGAAGCGTCAGGCTGACGCACAGGACAAACTTGCTGATGCGAAGGATCGTGAAGCTGAAGCTCAGGAGCGTTTGAATGAGGCGTTGGAGAAGACTGCTGAGTTGATTACGAAGTATCCGAAGGTGCTTGGTGGTATGCCTAACCCTGTTGCTATTACGACTGGCGCACAAACTTTGGCTGATAGTGCTGACCCGTTTGGTATGAACGCTATGACCCGTGATTTGAATATCAATGTCAATGCTGGTTTGGGTGCGAGTGGTATTCAGGTTGGTCAGGAGATTGACCAGTATTTGCGTGAGTATCTTGGCTTCACCGGTAAAGAGTTCTCGTTTGGTTCTATTGGGACGCTCTAATGGCTAAGACTGCGGTTTGGGGGGAAGTCCTCAAAGTCAATTTAGATGTTGGGTTTATTGCTAACGCATTCAAACTTGATTCAAGTTTGCTGGATAGTACTGATGCTGTGCTTGATGGGACAACTGACTTCGTTGATATTACCGAGTATGTTCAAAGCATCACTATCAATCGTGGTCGCAGTAACCAGTTGGATACTTTTCCGACTGGTACGTTGTCAATCACAGCTGATGACCGTGCATCTGGTAGATCGTTTGACCCGTTGAATACTGCGTCACCTTGGTATGAGGGTGAGTTGGGTATTGCTCCCCGAAGGTTGGTTGAGGTTTATGGTGGGTCTGCTGGTACTGCTGCGATGTTTAAGGGATATATCTATGACTTAAACATTGATTATGACGAACCGAATTTCTCCACCGCTCAAATTATGGCTGTTGATGCGTTGGCACAGTTGTCGCAAACAAACCTTGCAGGCTTCAACCCTTCGTCACAGTTGTCGTCTGATCGAGTGAATACTTTGTTATCTCGTAGTGAGGTTTCTTGGTCTACTGCTTTGCGTGAAATCAATACTGGTGTGGCAACTCTGGGGACTGTTGCTTATGCTGATAATGACAATGCGCTTCAAGCGTTGAACGCTGTACAGCTTGCTGAGAATGGTCGCTTTTATGCGTCCCGTGACGGGATGCTTGTCTTCGATCCTCGTATCCAAGTTTCGTTTGGGACTGCTGTGGCGGTGTTGGGTGGGACTGCTGCGACTGATCTTCCGATTCGTTCTTTGAATACTGTGTATGGGGCTGAGACCGTTTTGAACCGTGTGTCTGTACAGGTGCAGGGGTCATCGGTTTCAAGTGTGGTGAATGGTACGGCCTCACAGGCTGAGTATGGGATTAAGAACTTTAGTTTGACGGATTTGCCTTTGGTGAATGATGCTGCTGGTTCTGCTTTGGCATCTACTTTGTTGAACCGGTATCAGACTCCAGAGGTAGTGTTTGATGAGGCGAGTGTGTTGTTGAATGGGCTATCTTCAGCCAAACAGGAATTGGTTGCGTCGTTGGAGATTGGCGATATTTTGGCGGTTGAGAAACGCTTTGCGGTTGGGTCACCTTCTACGGTTCGACAGAACGTGGTGGTGGAAGGTATCCGGCACCAGATCGCCCCATCACGCCATGAGGTGGTTTTGCGGTTAGGCCAGATTCAGTTGGTGTTGCCGTTTATACTTGACACCAGCGAACTAGACGACACTACTTATGCACTAACATAGGAGGCACTATGGCAGTTAGACCAACGTTTTCACCAGGGGACACCCTCACCGCAGCCAATATGAATATCTTGGCTAACTCACTTATCACAGTTAACGCTCAAACAGGTACGGCTTACACACCTGGCACCGCACAGGTTGGTCAGCTCACCACAGTCATTAACGCTGCTGGTGGCACCATCACCATCCCAGCGAACGCAACCACCGCATTCGCTATCGGTGACCAACTGAACTTCATGAACCTTGGCACCGCAACCTACACGTTCGTTGCCGGTGGAACCGCAGTCATCCGTTCAGCTGGTGCAGCTCTCAAACTCTCAACCCAATACGCTGTTTGTACCGTACTCAAGTGGGATACCGACGCTTGGGTTATGGTCGGCAACGTCACCGCCTAAACCATTATGCAAATCCTTGCTGCACCATTCTTTGGTGTTACTGGTTCATACGAATCGATTGCTACAACAACTGTCGGTGCAGGTGGAACAAATTCAATAACATTTTCCAGTATCCCATCAACTTATAAACACTTGCAAGTGAGATTTAGTGGCAACACATCTAACGGCGGAAACGTGTTTATGCAGTTAAATGGTGATACAGGCACAAATTATACACTTCACTACATCACGGGTAATGGTGCTGGCGCATATTCTGGTAATGTTTTGCCTTCAGGTGGTAACGACAAGATATGGTTGTTTGGTGCATATGTTGGTTGCACGACTCAGCCGACTGTTGGTGTTGCAGATATTCTTGATTACACAAGCACAAACAAGAATACGACTGTTAGGTGTTTGTCTGGTAATGATGCGAACGGTACAGGTGAAGTGATGCTTGCTAGTGGTGTTTGGTTGAACACGGCTGCTGTTACTTCTGTGACTGTATTCCGCAATACAAGCGCAACCTTCAGTCAATATTTTACTTGTGCGCTTTATGGGATTCGTGGGTAGTTATGCCAGCAACGTATGAACCAATCAGCACAACCACTTTAGGGTCAGCACAAGCGTCAGTAACGCTGAGTTCAATTTCATCTGCTTATACAGATTTGGTTTTGGTTATTAACGGAATTAAATCTGGTAGTGGTAGTTCGGATATTTTTTGGCAAGCGAACGGTGATACTGCTGGTAATTATTCCCAGACATCATTGTACGGAACTGGTGCTGTTACTGGAAGTGATAGGGGTTCAAATCAAACCGCTGCAAGAGGTGGTCGTATTGGTGCTGATCAGTCTGTATCTACATTTAACTTTCAAAATTATTCAAACTCAACGACATACAAAACTTGTATTTCACGAGGCAATAGCGCAGGAAATCTTGTGATTATGAACACTAGTTTGTGGAGAAGTACAAGTGCTATAACAAGCATTGTGCTTACTGTGGCTGATGCTTCAAACTTTAATACTGGAACCGTTGTGACCATCTACGGAATCAAGGCTGCATAATGGCTGTCACCTACAAGCTCATTCAAACAATCACGGTTGGTTCTGGTGGTGCAGCCAACATTGAGTTCACCTCAATCCCCCAAACCTACACAGACCTAAAAATTGTGCTATCTGGACGAACCAATGCGACCGATGGTTCCGCAGGTCAATGGGCTTATGTCAATTTCAACGGCGCAACAACTAGCAATTCAACAAGGGTTCTGTATGGGGCTGGTACTTCATCAGGTTCAACTACAGCCTCATCACCAACACCATACGCTGCTTATGTCAACCCCTCAAACTTTACATCTAGCGTATTTAGCAATACGGAAGTTTATATTCCTAATTACACTTCTGCAAATAACAAGTCGTATTCGGTGGACTCTGTTACAGAAACCAACGCTTCGGTTGCATATTCAAATTTGACCGCAGGGCTTTGGTCTAGCACGGCAGCAATTATTTCAATTCAATTGACACCCGCTGGTGGTAGTTTTGTTGAGTATTCATCAGCTTCCCTTTACGGAATCTTAAAGAGTTAGGATATAGATATGGCAACAAAACTTGTAGTCGATTGTTCGACAGGTATCACAACAGAGGTAGAGCTGACGGCTGAGGAGGTGGCTCAGCGTGAGGTTGATGCTGCTGCTTGGGCTGAGGCTAAAGAGTTGAGTGATGCAGCTGAGGCTGCGAAGGCGAGTGCGAAGGCATCTGCGGAGTCGAAGCTGAAGGCTTTGGGTTTGACTGATGCTGAAGTTTCTGCGCTCATCGGCTAGTCGTTATCTAGTCTTTGTTCCTGCACTTCTTGGTTTCTTAGTTACTTCATCATCGGCGAAGGCTGATGCGTTTGGTGTGTGGGAGTTCTCTAAGTCTTGTTTGGCTGATGAGGGTGGGCAGGTTGTGCCGGTTGAGGGTGGGTTTAGGCTTGTTGGTGCTGATGGTGGTACGTGTGCTGGTCAATCGCATTGGGTGAAACTTGAGGCCATCATCCCTGAGGAGACAAACGAACTCGGTTTCCAATGGGGGTATCAGACGAACGATGGGTCTTGGTATGACCCGCCACAAATCATTCTCAATGGGGTTGTGACCAAGCTGACGAATGAGAACAACGCCACCGGATCAGGGTTGATTCAAGTTGAGCCTGGTGATGTGTTTGCATTCCAGCAGTACTCGACTGACTCATGCTGCCAACCAGGTCTGCTCACGATTACAGGACTGACATTAGGCTTGGGGGAATGGGTATCTACAACCTCATCCACAACAACGACGACGACCTCTACTACTACTGTCCCGCTAGTGACTGTCCCTGTCACCAACCCGACTACTACGACTCTTCAAACAGTCGTCCCATCAACCACAACGGAACCACCACAAACAACAACAACAATCCAAGAAACAGTTTCAACGGATACCTCAACTAGTTCAACGACGACAAGTACTTCAACGACTGTAGCCCCAACAACTATAACGACGGTTTATGTTCCACCGGCAACGACGACTACCGTTCCCGAAACAACGACAACCACCACAACGGAACCAGAACCAGCCCCCACCACAACACTCCCGCCTCCGTTAGAAACAACCACAACAACTTCAACAAATCCACCAACAACGACATCGACTGTCCCTCCTGTGACCACATCTCAACCTGATGTGACTACAACGCTACAAGCCCCCACAGACGAGCCCGAACCGCTCACCCAAACAGAACTGCTAAACACCTTAGAAGCCCTCTCAGAAGCGTCCACAGAGGCCATAGAAGCCATCGTGGATTCAGTCCTCACCAAAGACCTAGACACCAGCCAAGCAACCCTCCTCATCACCAGCCCAGCCGTACTAGAAAACATCACCTCAGCCCAAGCCGAACAGCTCTTCAGCGAAATCACCCCAACCGAACTCAGCCCAGACGAAGCCGAAGCGGTAGTTGCTGCGGTACAGGAAGCACCTGAAGAGGTGCGTGAAGCATTTGAATCAACACTCAACATCTTCCAAGGTTTCGCTGACACTTATGTTCCAGTCAACTCAACGGTGCCGGTGAAGACTCGTCGTGCGCTGATTGCTGTTGGTGCTGTATTCTTGACGTTAGCCCCTGCACCAGCAAGAAGGATTAAGTGATGAAGTTTTGGGGTGAGTTCCATGCTTTGATATGGACAATCGCAGCATCAGTCACCACAATCCTCACGTTGTCTGGCAAGTTGCAACAGATCGTGATCTGGCTCACAGCAGCAGCTCTCGTTCTGCACTTCATCGGCGCATACACCAATAAGGACAACAACTAATGGAAACCCTCAAGACCCTCATCCTTCGTATCGTTGCAGTATTCGGCTCATCAGCTTTGGCTGCTGTTGCCGGTGGTGCAGTCCTCGACGTGGAACTTTGGAAGGCAGCAGCAATCGCAGGTATCGTTGCAGCAGCCAAAGTCACCGAAGCGTTGCTCCGTGCATGGTCATCTGATGGTGTTCTCACCAAAGAGGAAATCGCAGAAGCGTTCGGCAAGGCTAAGTAATGGCAACCCTGAAGAAGGGTGCTGATCTGCCGATCATCCCTGTTGTGCTGTGTTCATGTTTGAAGAAGGCTGTGCCAGGCAAGTTGCCACCGAAGTTGCTTCGAGCTATCGAGGGCAAAGGCAAACTTCATCATTGCGCTGCGGATGCGTATGAGGCGATGGATGCTGCTGCGAACGCTGAAGGAATTGACTTGTCTCCCAGTAGCCAATCCGATACATACCGCAGTCTTGAAACTCAGGAGTATGGCTTCTATCAACGCTATACAACCAATGTCATCGCTGGTCAAAAACCGAAGGTTTACAAAGGTCAAGCCTGGTATCTGAAGAAGGGCATGGCACCACTTGCTACCCCTGGCACATCAAAGCACAACCTCGGTATTGCTATTGACATCGCTAATGCGAACGGTAAACGGCTTGAGTGGTTGAAGAAGAACGCTGTGTCGTTTGGGTTTTCGTGGGAGGTTGTCCCTCAAGAACCTTGGCATCTTCGTTATGTTGCTGGCGATAATAAGCCGGAACGTGTGAAGGCTTGGTTGGCATCGAAGGTTCAGGCCTGATGTGGATTGGGGTGTCGTCATCGCAGCTCTCGTTACAGCGGTTGGCGGTGTTGTCACTACGCTTCTGCTGAAGGTGCGTAAAGAGAACACGAACGACCATGCAAACGTCATGGAAATCCTGCGGTCAGTCGGTGGAAATGTAGAGCGAATTGATAGTAAGTTGGATTCGCATATCGA